CCGACTTGCTTAATGCTGGCCTGATGGTGATAAGGTGTCCCAACCCAGGAACGGGCGAGCGCGACAATATCATCGCCAACAGAACTCATTTGACGAGACTTGATCCGTCATTCTCAACATCATCCCTATTCGGATAAGACAGGACGAAGTCGTTTCCCGGCATGTGCGGGAAACCTCTAAAATTCAATATATTGTCGAATTTCACTTGGCAGGTCGAAAACTGTTTGTCGCAACCGGCCGTTACCGAAAAACTATGACCAGGTGCAAGCGTTACAGATGGCGCATGCCAAATCTCTATTGTGACGCGATCGCCGGTGTTGCGGTGGAGCCTAACTTCAACACCTAACCCTTGGTTGGGACCTGACGTCCAACTCAGCAATCCTCTCGAAAACCAATCATCCGCATAAGTCTCGATGCCGTTTGCCTCAAAGAGCCGGTCGGAAAGAACCGTGAGTATGGCTCCACTACCTTTGAACTCGGCAGTGTCGAGATCAACCTGACATCGGGTATCGCCGAGATCAGCGTCGCAGGCATATTGATAAATCCGGCCTTTTGGCTGCTGTAATATGTGCGCCAAACCTCTAATCTCGGCGGTGAACGAATCTTGAGTGCGCCGGACTTCGCCGATGCTTCCTTTGCGCATAAGAACGCGCTGGCTGACGTCCTGCCAATTGACTCTAAATATCTCAACCATGGCGTTGTCGTAGCGGCCTGCAGCGAGATCTGATTCACTCAGGCTCTCTGAACTTAACGCCCCGACGACATCCACATTATCGACACTTAAGCCAACGGATTCTTCGATGTCAGTGGTTTCAAAGCCTGTCGCAGCCGTAAATATTGTTCCATCGAAAAGCAGGTCGTGATCGTGATCGGTAAACCCGAGCACCAGACCATCACGGCGCGTGACCCGCCAGCACCAACAGAGCGTCGTTGCGCCGCTATCCAGATGCGCCTGCATTCCATTTGGAAGCGTCTTCAAAGCCGAACCTCCACAATGGGGATGTTCTGAATCGCCCCGGCGTCAAATTTAACCAAATCGATCTCAAGCCTGTCCGTGTCAAACCGTACCGGCACGTCGAATTCAAAACCTGCGGTCACGGAGGCGCTACTTGCCGGAATATGTCCCGGCTCGAAGGTCACAAGTCCCGTGGTTAGGTCGAGTTGATAGTTGATGCCTTCCGATTGCGGTGTCCCGGAAACCTCGATCAGAACGGTTCCGGCAACCGGCTTTTTGATATCGCGGACATAGGGCGCAAAACTCGAACCGTAGGTCTTTCCGAGTTGAAATGTCGCCGTCACACCGTTTCCGGTTCCGATACTCTGATCACTTGCTGAAGGTGTTTCGCTCGGCGCGCAGGACTTGAAATCCCTATGGTCTTTCCATCGGAAGCCATGGAGTGCACCGCGCTGTTCCTCGAAGAACGCCGTCACGTCATGAAGGTCGTCGAGCGTTTTTATTCCCGTTCCGGCATTAAATCGCCGCCGGGAGTCTGCCCATCGTGTGTTGCGTTCCTCATAGCCGGAGCCGAGGACGACAATGTCCGTGCGCCGTTCCGGCCCCCCCACGGAGCCGAATGAGATCCGCGTTGGGAATCGAATTTCGTGAAATGACATATTTATCTAGCGAAATCGGCCTAAAGGTTTCGTGCGCCACGCGAAACGGCTCTGTTCAGCATCGCGGAAATCTGTGATTCCGAACGCATAAAACTTTCCGCATCTTGTGTTGAAACGTTGAAATTGATCGTGACGGAACTCGATGCGCCGTCGCTCTGCACACCCAGCCGGCCATCCGGACCTCGCGCGAGTGGCAGTATTGCTTCGGCACCAGCTTCTCCGGCAAACCCGACACGGTTTCCTCCCATGGGGAAAACTACGGGAGAAGAGATAACGCCGCCTCTGGCAAACGGAATGACCCGGCCCTGACCAACGATTCCACCCTTTGCAAATCCGAAGGCATTTGAGAATAGCGAACTCAATCCCCGATCGATTGCGGTCTCGAGAGGTCTAAAGGCCTGGCGGAAGACGCGGTCTGAAAGAGAGAGTGCAACCCGCCGGAACGTGTCATCAAGGCGTCGCCCATCGATAACCGCGGACTTCAAAATCGAAGTAATACGGCTGCCGAAATTCACGGCAATCCGACTGGTTTCGGCAAAGTCCTTGCGTGTTTGCGCCGTCAACTTGCGCGCTTCATTGAGCTTCTTGCGAAAGGGCTCCGTATCGGCGCTGATCGTGAATTTTAGATTTTCTAAATCGTCCATTTTATTGACTTTACTCCGCCCGATCCGGATATCGCATCATGAGCGCGTTGAACTCGTCCTTAGCCAATGGTGTTGAAATCAGATGTGGTCCTTGGAGACCGGACAGTGCGAAGCTCAATTCCAACAGCGTCATGGACCAGAAATCCCGAGGCGCGAGACCAAGCACCCCAAAGCCCACTGACATGACTTCCCGCCACGGAAACATAAAATGCTGGGACCTAGTCTCTGCTTGCGGACGATCTAAAGCTTTCCCACAGACGCGGTCTCCTCGCCGCGACCGGCCGTGTCTTCTGGCTGGCAAAACGTTGCGGCGAATAGCCTCGCCACCACTTCCACAAATCCGGCTGCCCCGCTTTCTGATCGCATGTTAGCGACAGTGTCATCGTCAATATCGTGGCCGCCGCCCCTTAATCCCGCGCCTATAATCCGTATGACTTCCGCCGCCCTGATCCGGCCTTGCTCAAAACGTTCGGCGATGGCAAGCATATCTTCCTCACCGAATGCGCTTTCAAGCTCGGCCAAAGCACCCAAGGTGAGACATAAGCAGTATCTCTGGCCATCGAATTTGGCTTCGATCTCTCCGCGATGACGATTGACCACGCGTTCCTCCCATTCCCTCTACAGAGCGGTGAAGGTCAACGAACCGGCTGATTCAAGGGCAAGCTCGAAGGCAAGTTCGCCATCATGCTGACCGCTATATTCCAGCGCCGTGATTTGAAAGGGTCCTTCGATAGTTCCAAAATCTGGAACAATAATTTGCCAATCTCGCAGAGTCCCATTGAAGAAATATGAGCGTACGGTTTCATCGGAAGGGCCATCTTTGAATATTCCGCTTCCTGACAGGCTTGCCGTTTTTATTCCAGCGCCGGCGAGCAATTCGCGCCACTGTCCCGCTGATTCAGCATCTGTCACGTCAACAGTTTCGGTATTGAAAGCAAGATTCCGCGATCGAAGACCGGCAACTGTTGAAAAGGTGCCAACGCCATCACTGTCGACTTTGAGCAAAAGGTCTTTGCCTTTTTGGGCGACCATTCGAGCGCTCTCCTATTTTTGAAATCGAGATGAAAAAACGCGCAAGACAAACTATGCACTTGCGGCATATCCGGAAGTGGCCAACAAAAAAGGCGATCGAATCTTGGCCGCCAAATCCACGGTATTTATCAGGATGAATTCGGGTAAGCGGTCTGCAGCTAGCTTGCCGGCTCCGTCACCGCCCTATACCGAACGATGCCATGAAAATGCTCACCATCCGGATCTCGCCGTGCATCCGAAAATTCGTGCCTAAGATTTATGAGGGAATGATCCGTCAGTTGAAGATCCGCATCATGCAAAACTTTGCGAACAGCTCCGATGATCTCCTGGGTTTCATGCCGTCCACCAGCGCGTGACCAAACATGCAAGGTAATGATATGCTCTTGACCGTCTTCGGATCCTGTACTCCAATCTCGTGCCTGGCTCTGTCCAAACGTCAGATACGGAAAGGAGGCATTCTGCGGCACATCGTCATAAACGCGCGTGCCTCCAAGAAGAGACGTCACGTCGACATCGCTTGTCAGCGCTTCGTAAATGCCCTTTTGCAAGGCCCAACTGGCACTCGACGCCATCGTCAACCTCCAAATCAATAATCAAGTCATCAGAACCCGGAATATAAGGGACGCTTACAATTCATTTAGGACCGGGCGTATTCATAGTGCAGCCACCAAAACCGCCTATCGCATCGCACCACTGGCGGCCAATATAATCTTGCCGAGTCGCCTCTTAACGGACGGTAAAATCTTTGCAATGCTTAGGCGCAACCAGGACAAATCTGTTTGCTCTTGTGACCCGTTTTCAACACTTGATGCCGCCGCGAAAGACGCTTTGATTTCGTAGCTCAGCGGCGCTGGTCCAGGTGCAACAATAAGTGTGGGAGTAAGCGCAGCAATATTCTGCAAATCCTGCCGGTCGAACAGGTGATCATCTATATTCTGGATTGCCTCCGTCCGGATCTCTTCCGCTCCTCTTCGCAACGCTCCTTCTAATCCGATCGGATTATTAAGCGCGGCAAGTGCTCTTTCTATGCGCGCGAGTTCCTGCGCTTTGGCATGATTAATCAAAGGTCACGTTCCTCGCATAAGCATTTCAATATCGCGCTGCGTTCATCGACATCCTCACAGGCTTGGATGTGAAACACGCGTTGCCCCTTCCTGAAACGCATGGCAGGCCGCACATCCGCACGATAGCGAATGAATATTTCATGGGTCAGCGTTCCCGTGATCCGATCGGCTTGCACGATTTCTCTTCCTACTCGAGGCGAGATGCCCGCCCAAACGGTGTCTATTTCTGCCCAACTCTCCGTGACGCCACCGCCGCCATCTGGAGCAGTCTGCAAGGCTTCAATTATCACGCGATGACGAAACGATCCGATCCGATCACTGTTCACAATCTTACTCGCCGATAGGGCAGGAGAAGACCTGTCTCTTATACACATCTGACGCTG